AACCTTTGTCGATTAGCATTTGAAAAAGAGCTTAACATAACTATACCTCTTACTACAGCAGACTTTTGTAACATTGTAGATGAAGATTGGTATCAAAAAACTCATGATCAGTTCATGGAAAATGCTGCTCGACTTGATAGAGACGACTTTAAATGGATTAAAGTAAAAGAACCTAAACCTTTTGATGTAATATTAATGAGTATGGGTTCTACGAATGTTACAAACCATTGTGCTTTATATGTAGGAGACGGCAAAATACTACAAACAATGCTTCATCGCACAAGCGGTATTTGGCCTTACAGAGGACCTTTTAAAGAATATACAACAGGGATATATAGATGGAAAGATTTACAAAATTAACAGAAGCAATGAATGCTCATGCTATGCGTGACTATCCTCGTGAAGCTGTCGGCATTGTGACAAAAGATTTTAAATACGTTCCTTGCAAAAATATTAGTCAACACCCAAAAATTACTTTCTTCTTAGATCCAGCTGACTTAGTAAGACATGACGGTAATATTTGGGGTATTTTTCATTCCCATCCAGGTGCAGAACAACCTATTCCCAGTAAAGAAGACAAAGTTAGTGCTGCTTTTCAACAGTATAAATTTTTAGTTGGCTTCAACAATAAATTTTACATATACTGGGTAGAAGATGGTGTCGATGCACTAAAATTTGATGAATTCAAGGAAGAACATCTTGTTAGCAACCCTTAAAGTACATTCTGCTTTTTGTAATCATTTTGACCAGCTTGAATACCAAGTTGATGCAAATACTTATGCAGATTTTGTTCCTTATTTATCTGCTATGCATCCTCGATTTAGAAACTATATGCTTCAAATTGAAACACAAGAAGCTGAAGAATCTTTTTGTTTTTTAGATCAAGATCTTAATATTATTGATGACGAAGCACTTTTTATTAAACGACTTAAAGACGGAGACGTAGTTCATCTTGTTCCAGCTATTACAGGCGGTGGTGGAAAACGTATGGGAATGTTTTTAATGCTTGCAATGAGTGCTTTTTTAATAGCTTACACAGGCGGTTTCGGTGCTACAATACAAAATTTTTTAAATCCTGGTGCAGCTGCTGTTACTACAGGTACATCTGCAAGTTTAGGGATGGGAGGTGCGACAGGAGACTTAGCAGCTCGTGGCGCTTTAAGTAGCGGTAGTACTACAGCTTTATCAGGAGGTTTAAACTCCATGGCTATGCGAATGGTTGGTAACATTGCAATGAGCATTCTTTCTCGTCTTTTTGCCCCAAAACCTAAAACAACAGAACGAGATTCATCAACACGTGATAACAACATGTTTGGGTCATTAGCAAACTCTACAACTTCTGGAACTCCAATACCTCTTGTTTATGGACACATGAGAGTAGGTGGACAAATGTTAAGTGGGTATCTTGATGCAGAGATTCATGGTAAGTCTGATATTATCAGTGTAGGAGATAAGTTTGACTAGTTTATCTAAAACATACGTAAACTATAATGGACAAATGGTACCGCGTATTACTGGCGCTTTTGGCGGTGGTAAAGGCGGTGGTGGTGGAGGCATCTCTGAAGATCCTAATACACTTTTTTCTACTGATATTCTTTTCGTAACTGTTGGGTTAGGTGAAGGACCTGTTTATCGTATCAATCCAAATGGTCCACAAGATATTGAGATTCAAGACGGGGCAATTGATGACCTGATTCTTCTTGATGGTGATGGTTCTGAAGACACTGAACAGTTTAAAACATTAACTAATACAGGCACTACCACTCAAGCTCCACTTAGAGTGTTTGGTGAGACAATAACAGCTCCTCAAAACTTTAAATCTCCAATCAATCTTAAAAAAGGTAATGTTGATGGTATACCTGCTGCAAAGGTTACACTTCAAGATACCAGTGCTAATGATTGGGACTCTATAAAATTTGGTTTTATTTTACAAGGATTAACAAGGACTGATGATGATGGTAATATTCATGGTCATCAAGTGTCTATTAAAATTACTATTTTTGATCGTATCGGAACCACTGAGATTGCTTCTATCAGTAAAACTATAGATGGTAAAACTAACGTGCCTTTTAAGTTTACTGTTCGTGTAAACATTCCTGAAGGCTCAAAATCTACTAACGGATACAAGTTTACTATCGAAAAAACCTCTGATGATACCGAATCTTCTCTTATAAACGAAAATATTCAAGCCTTTGGTTGGTTTGAAATTGAAAACTCTCCTCAAGCCTATCCTCGTACTGCTCATATTGGTTATGCTCTTAAAGCTACTAACGAGCACAAAGGAGGCATCCCAAACTTTACTTCAATGGTAAAAGGTCTTATCGTTAAAGTTCCCTCTAACTATAATCAGCCTATTTTATCTAATGGAGAAATAGACTGGAGAGAGTTAGAACTTGAAGAGACTGGTGATAACGGCTATACAACTAATGGTTATAGACTACAAAAGTCTGGCACAGGCACTGTTTTAACTGATGCAAATCCTCAATTATATGTGGGCACTTGGGATGGTACATTTGTCTACTCTTGGACTCAAAATCCTGTGTGGGTCATCTATGATATTTTAACTAATAAGACATATGGGTTAGGAGTTCCTGAAGAAAACATTGATAAGTACAAGTTTTATCAAGTAGCACAATATTGCGATGCTTGTGATGTAATTACTGGTGAGTTTCAAGGAGTTAGTGGGCAAGCTGACGGATCTTTTAGGCATAAACCACTTGGTAAATTTACTTCAGTTCGTGAAACTCTGGTAGGTGTTCCATCTGGGACTGTGGTACAAGAACGTAGATTTATGTGTGATATTACTATATCAGACCAAGAACAAGCAATGGACATGCTTAATACAATTGCTGCATCTTTTAGGGGTGCGCTTGTATACTCATTAGGTAAATTATCTTTAGCAATTGATATGCCTGATGAATATCCTGTAATGATCTTTAATGAGACTAATATTGAAGCTGGTTCATTTCAAATTAGTGGAACAAAAGAAAGTGAAATTATTACTGGAGCTGATGTAAGTTATTTAGAACCTACAAACCACTACAAGAGAGAAACTGTAAGAATTGATACTGTAGACGCTAATGATGGAAATGATCGTAGTACTATTGAGAATATTGCAAGTATTGATCTTCCTTCAGTTACTCGCCGAAGTCAGGCTCTTAGATTTGCACAATATCAAATCGCTGCATCCAGATACCAAAGAAGAACTATTAACTTTGTTACTTCTACAGAAGCCCTATCTCTATCTCCAGGAGACTTAATCTCTGTTTCTCAAAATATGACAGGAATTAATTTTGGATATGGTGGAAAGATTCATGCTAATGCGTCTACTGACACAGACTCAGCAAATGTACTTTTAGAACACTTTACTGAACCAACTATTGCATCTACAACTTTTACTGCTAATTCCGATCCTCTTGCTTTACGTATTATCTCCTTAAACAATGATAGAATTGATCTATATATTATTGATAATGCTGCATTCACATTAACATCAACTGATAATGTTTCAACAGGGTTTGATTTAGCTAATGTATCTATAGTTGGAAGATTTAATCCCATTACTAAGGCTATTGATTCTTATACAACATTTACTGCAAATAATGTACCCACAAAAGGAGATTTGTGGTCTCTTGGTGAGTGGCAAAATCCTGGTGATTTTTATACTAACAAATCAGGTAAATTATTTAAATTAACAGATATATCTCGTGATCCAGATAAAGAAAGAATTACAATTGGTGCTATAGAGTATATTTCTAATATATATGTAGATTCAGATACTTTTATTGATTATACTCCAACCCCTTACACAGATATTATATCAACTCTTTCAACTCCTCCTACTCCAGAGTTTAATTTTTCAACTCGTGCCGTAAGAGCTTATGACGGCAGTATTAGAACAGATGGGGTAGTTGAGATCACTACTGAGCGAGAAGATTTTAATCAACTGTTTAAAACTGAGTTTTTTATCGCTCAACCAGAAGGTTCAACACTTTTAAATAATGTTACCGCACAAAATCCACTTACTCTTACGAGTGATAACAGTTCTGTTACTATAGATGGAGCTTCTCCAGTTTCTATCTCTGGAAAAAATGGCTTTTCTGGGTTTGCTGGTGAACTTAGAATGTTGTGTACTGATGTAGCAGTCGTAGATACCGACGATGGATCTTCAGGTAATGTTCAGTTTACAATTAGAGGATTAAATGATGCTATTGACGAGAACTTTAATAAGCATGTTTTATCAGTAAATGATGAAAGTTTTGCTGGATTAAAAGGTTTTGATGGTATAAGGTTTCCTGTAAATCAAAAATCTTCTCAAAATAGCAAACGAAATTTTGTTGCTTTTGGCGGAATAGAAACAGAAATCAGTGCTAACGCTATTGCTTTTGATACTGACACTAACACTCTTAAAATACAAAACTTTACTACAGGATCACAAACTATATCAGATAGAATTCCTTCTGCTCCTTTTTTTGTAAAATTAGATCAGTTATTAGATGCCAGATTTTATGCGAATTTAAGTTTTTATGTCTCAGGAACAGAAAAAACATTTATTGATTCAGGTAGTTTAAGTGAAGGACTTAACACTATTGATTTGCCAGTAAAATCTGATACCACAACTTTTATAAGATTTTTTGTAGATGGAATCGAAAAAAGTGCTGGTCAATATACATATAATAAAAATGAGTCTCTTGAGGTTGCTAACATTCAATACACAGCACACAATGAAACTTTTTATAGGTATGAAATAGATCACTACACTGTTCCAACTATTGAAGTTGGAGATAATGTACAAGTTAGTTTCAATAATACTTT